AAATCCTCGAAAGCGACGGCGGGGGGGATGAGCCCATCCGCATCAAGCTGCGCTGCACCGCGAAGGACAAGCGGTATGAGGTGACGTGCTTTCCGCAGGAGGAGTTTTTCGGCACGCCGAGGTGGAACAAGGTTTCACTGGAGGGCATCCCGTGTTGCGGGCGGCGCCGGGAAATGGAGCGCGGCGAATTGCGGGCCATGGGCTTCTCTAAGGCCAGCATCGCCAAGGCTTTCGAGGAGTCGGACGAGGACCAGACCGAGGACCGCTTCAACACCCGCGATAACCAGGAGTTCGAAGAGGAACACGGGGACGAGTCAACCGAAAAGGTGACGGTCTACCAGGCATTCGTTCGCGCCGACGTGAATAACGATGGGTTCTCGGAATTGCTCCAGGTGTGGGCATACGGCGACGGCTCGCAGATTCTCGAATGGGATGGCGGCAAGGAAGCTATTGACGAGGTTTCGTGCATCCCGATTTCTTCGCTAACACCGTATATCGTGCCGCACCGGCATATCGGGAGGTCGGTTGCCGAAATCGTTGACGACATTCAGAAGGTCAAGACGGTCCTTCTCCGGCACACGCTGGATAACATCTACCTGACAAACTACGCCCGGCCGCATTTCGACGAGAACATGGCGGGAGAGAATACATTCACCGATCTGGCAAACCCGGCCCCCGGAGCCCCTGTCAGGACGGGCGGCGCGGAAGTTATCTACAACATGCCGCCGAGCGTTATCGGCACCACGTTGCCGCTTCTGGAGAAGTTCGACGACCTGAAGGAAACCCGCACCGGGGCCACGCGATACAATCAGGGCCTTGACGCCGATTCGCTGAACAAAACGGCAACGGGTATCGAACAGATCATGAACGCTTCGCAGAAGAAGACGCTCCTGATCGCCCGCACCTTTGCCGAAACCGGGCTGCGCGACCTGTTCATGGGCATTCACCGCGATCTGCGATCAGGGCCGATGAAGGAATTGGCCGTCAAGCTGAATGGCAAGTGGGTATCGGTCAATCCGCGCACGTGGAAGGACCGAACCGACATGAACGTGGCGATTGGGAACAACTCGCGCGAGCAACGCCGCAACGGAATGATGCTCCTCGGGCAGGTGCAGCGCGAATTGATGACTGCCGGGAGCCGGATGGTCAACGAAAAGAAGGTCTATAACCTGACCGCCCGGATGATGGAGACATTCGGCTTCAAATCAATTGCCGAGTTCATGGACGACCCCGACATGCTGCCGCCTCCGCAGCCGCAGCAGCCCGGCCTGCAAGAGCAATTGGCCATGAAACAGACGCAAATCATGGAGTTTGAGGCTCAATCGCAGGCGGCGAACGATAAAATGAAGATCGAGGCCGACCATCAATTCCGCATGGCCGAATTGGCGCTGAAACACCAGGAAGCGCAGCGGAAAGAGGCTGAAACTGCCTCCAGAATGATGACGGAACAGGAAACGCTGGACCTGAAGCGCAAGGAAGTCGTCATGAAGGACGACCTTGCGCGCGACCAGTTGGCCAAAGAGACGGAATCGGCGGTCGATTATGGCAAGGTCTGACAGGATCAAGGCCATATTGGCTGATCAGGACTTCCAGTGGGCAATCGAGCGTCTGGAGGCGCAATTGACCCGGAAGGTAATGGCGAGCGCGACAACCGAAGAGGACCGCGCGACGGCGTTGCACACATACCACGGGCTGCAAGCGGCCAAGGCATTGCTCCGCAGCGTGGCATCTGAAGAGGAATCCCCGTGACCGAGAACTCCACTGGAGCGATCTCGCTAAGCGAGGCTGTCGAACGAGTTACGGCGCGAGCCGGGGCGGACGACGAAACCGTTGAGACGCAGGAAGCCGAAGGGACTGGCAGCAGCGACCCCGAGGCGAACGAGGTTGAAGCGGAGGCCGAAACCGAGGACCAGGACGACGCGGATAGCGACCCTGAGTATGAGGTTGACACGGCCGAGGGCAAGCGTCGGGTGAAGCTGTCAGAGCTTCTCGAAAGCCCGATGTTCAAAGCCGACTACACGCGCAAGACGCAATCCCTCGCGGAGGAGCGTAAGGCGCTTGAACGGTCGGCAGCGGAGACTGCCCAACTCCGCGAGCAGCTTTCGGAATCCCTGAAGCGGTGGGCGGTGCCTACCGAAGCGGAGCCGGATTGGGCTGAATTGGCGACCAAGCTACCGCCGCAGGAATACAACCTGCGTCGGGTGCAGTGGGAGCAACGTCAGAGGCAAAAAGAGCAGGCGCGGGCCGAGTTCCACGCCATGCAGGATCAACTGAGGGCCGAGGCAATCGCGACCGAGCGGAACAAGCTTCTTGAAGCATTCCCCGAGTGGCGAGACGAAGCCAAGTTCCTCAGTGCGGCGAAGCAGATGGCAGACGGGGCTACGGTCTACGGGTTTTCTGCGGAGGAAGTCGGCCAGATTGCCGATCACCGCATGATCAAGGTGTTGAAAGACGCCATTGCCTACCGGGAATTGCAGAAGGCGAAACCAGCCATTGAAAAGAAGGTGGCCGAGGTCAAGCCGTCGCTCCAGCCCGGAGCCAAGCCAAACCGCGACAAGGAGGCTGAGGCTGCACGTCAGAAGCAGCTTGCCCGGTTCAAGAAAGGCGTCTCCCTGAAAGAGGCGCTTGGAATCTTGACGGGCGAATAACCCTCAGGAGCGTGAAAAATGGCACAACCTGCCAACACCTTCGACAGCTACGACATGACGGGGATCATTGACGATCTGGTAAACCAGATTTTCAACATTGACCCCGACGACACGCCGTTCCTGTCGAAATCGCCCAAGACCAAGGCGTATAACACCTATCACGAGTGGCAGACTGACGCCCTCCGTGCATCGGCGGACAACGCCCACATCGAAGGCGGCGACACCACTGCGGACGCCAGGACCGCCACCACGCGGCTCGGCAACTACACGCAGATTTTCAAGAACGCTGTCTCGATTTCGGGAACTGACATGGCGCTCCGCAAGGCGGGCCGTGGCAAGGAAATGCTCTACCAGATCGGCAAGAGCATGAAGGAGCACAAGCTTGACATTGAGCGTGCCCTGTTCCTGAACAACGCTCGCGTTGCGGGTAGTTCCGTGGTGGCCCGTGAACTTGCGGGCGCCCCGGCGTGGCTCGTTACCAACCTTGAGTTCGAGGCGGGTAACGGCGGCGCAAACCCGACCGGCGACGGCACGAACGCACGGACGGACGACGGAACCCCCGTCGCCTTCTCGCAGACGCGCTTTGACCCGGCGATGCAACTCATTTGGGAAAACGGCGGGAAACCGGACACGGTTTATCTCTCGGCGTTCCAGATGAACCTTGCCCTCGGGTTCACCGGCAACAACGCGCAGCGCAACACGGTGAAAGTCGGTCAGGTCGAAAAGATGATCGACGTTTACCGCACGCCGTGGGGCGTGGTCGAGTTTGTCCTTTCGCGTGAAAACCGCGCGCGGGACGTGTTCATCTTCCAGGATGATATGTGGAAAGTCGCGATTGCTCGCGAAACGAAGCAGGAAGATCTGGCGAAGATGGGCGACAACGAGCGCAAGCAGATCGTTACGGAACTCACGCTGGAGTGCTGCAACGAAAAAGCGCACGGCGCCGTTTACGACAACACCACGTCGTAAGGAGAACAGGTCATGTCTTACAAGCAGAACCTCGGCGCGGTGACTGTCACCGCGTCAACTGTGACCGTGACTCGGGATGCTCACGCGGGCGTCCCGATTGTGCTCAACCGGGCGGCTGGCGTGACTGCCACTCTCCCGGCGGCAACCGGCTCTGGCGCGCGTTACGAGTTCATCCTTGCGGCGGACGCGAGCGGCAACCATGTTGTGCAGGTTGCCAACTCGTCCGACACGATGATGGGCGTTGCCTACCTCGGCAACGACTCGGCGGGCGCGTCGTGCTTCTATACGGCGGATTCGTCCGACACGATCACGCTCAACGGCTCCACCAAGGGTGGTCTGAAGGGCGCTCGCGTCATTGCGGACGATATTGCCGCGAACGTGTGGGCGGTTCTCGTCTACTCGGAAGCGTCTGGCACCGAAGCAACGCCGTTCTCGGCTGCGGTCTGAGTGTATCTGAAACCGCTCGGCCTGTTCATCGTCAGCATTCCCAAGTGCGGATCGCAGACGCTTGAACGGGCAATCGAGCGGGTTTCTGGCGAAAAGTGCCTGCCCGGCCATATCCCGGTCGGACAGGCACGCAAGACGCTTGGCGAGATAGAGGCGTGGGCGCTGATACGCGACCCATGGGAACGGCTCACAAGCGCGCTCAATTACGTTTACGGCGCGACCCGAACGCATCTTGACGATGCCATGAATGGGGTTTGCCGCCATCAAACCATCATCCTGAAGCCGCAAAGCTTCTTTGTGGACGGCGCCACGCGGTTATTCCCGTTCGAGGCGTTGCCGGAAGTGCTCCGGCTGATTGGATATGCAGAGGAAATACCCCGTGCAAACAGGTCAACGCCGCGTTGGACGGCCGAGGAAATCCGCGCCCACCCCAGAAGCGGAGAATGTGCAGCCCGATACTCCGCAGATTTCGCCCTCCGAGCCGCTGTTTCGGATGATCGTCACAAACCGCGCGATTTCGCTCGGAAGCGGACGGCGGGCGGTCCTGGGGGATGAAATCGAGGTGACGGCGCATCGCCGCAAGTCCCTGCTTTTCTGGAGGCAAGCGCGCGATGCGTGAGGAGTGGATCGACCAGGGCGACAAGATCGTTCGCAAGAAAACCCACGACCTTGACCACGCCTTTGATGAGGTCAGGTTGCGCCGTGAAGCGCCCGACATGCCGCTGTCTGATAGTTGGCACGTGGCAAGCGTTCCGGCGTGGGTGGTCACGGAATGGCTGAAGGAAGCCGGGGTGGCATGGGATGACCCTGCGGCCAAGGACGTTCTGCGCAAGAAGCTTATGAGCGGCGACGTGGGTAAATTCCGGGTGCATGGGGGCACGTTCTGATGGACTTCGCCACGCTAAAGTCGCGCCTCTACAGCTTGATCGGACGCTATCCGGCCGACATTTGCTATGAGTTGGTGACGGCGGACATAAACGCGCGGCTCCGCGTGCGGGAAATGGAAGCGACAGATACGCTGACGGAGGCGGCGAGCGTGGCGCTCCCCTCGGATTTCCTCCAGATGATTTCCATTTACCGCGACGTTGACCCGAGGACGCCGCTTTCTCCCACGGATACGACGGGCATCAACCGGGCGCACGTGACCTCGGGCACACCCAAGACCTACGCCATTGTTGACGGGGCGATCCTGCTAAACCCCGAGCCTGACGGGGCCGAAGACCTCATCATCCGGTATTACGCTCGGCAGGCTGACCTGTCGGCGGATGGCGACACGAACGACATTCTGACCAATTACCCATCCGTCTATGTCTACGGGGTGCTGGCCCACCATGCGGCGTTGATCCGCGACGAAAAGGCGATGGCGATTCACGGAGCGGCCTACGGGCAACACATGAAGCTGGCGCAATCTTCGGATGCGAAGGCCCGCTATTCCGGGGCGCCGATTGTCCCGACCGTCAGGACCACGCCGTGATCAGCGAATTTGCACTCGGACAATGGTTGCCGGACGTTACTGACTACCGGAATCCGGGGCTGGAGGTCTGCACCAACGTCATTCCGGGGCCGGGCGGCTATAAACCCGCATATGGCGCGAATACCAGCGAAGGCGACGTGGGGGCTGCGGTTCTCTCGGCCATGTCTTTTCAGCGCGCGGACGGAACCAGGATTACCGTATGTGCTACGGCCGGGGATTTGCACCACATAGTCGGCGGGACGGTGACTGACAGCACGCTCACGCTGACCCTGACAGAGCCGGTAAGGTTTGAGCGGTTCGGATCGTCCATTTATGCGTCTTCGAAGGAGGGCGTCTGGTATCTGGACGACATAGAGGCAGACAGCACGTTCGTTGCCGAAAACTGGACCATTCCGCACGGGCTTGCCATGGCGCGGGTTGGCGATTTCCTCTTCATGGGCAATCTCATCGACACGGATACGAATGATGCTTCCTACCGTGTCAGGTGGTCGCCGTATAACAACCCGCAAGGCGAGTGGGCCACGTCGATTTCGCTGCAATCCGATGCCGTGGACATGCCCGAGAACCTGGGCGTGGTCATGGGGATCACCGGGGGCAACACGGGGCTTATTTTCCAGCGCAACGGCTTGTCGCGCATCCAGTATACGGGCGGCC